GTATGAGACACAATTTTCAACAGACAATTTTAAAAAATTAATTCAAGTAGTTGCCACACATTTTTCTAATATAGAATATTGTAGTGCTACAAAGGAATTGCTTAACCCTATCGCTAGATATAAATCTGTTAAGTATTGGCAACCTACACTAGTTTGTAGTAATGGTTTTTACTATATTGCTGCCTGCAATCAATATATACATGATGCAATAAAAGATATTCCATTAAATAGTGATGTAAAAACAATTTCATTACTTGCGGAATATGGGATTACAATTGACAATGAATTAATTGGATCTGACAATCAATTAATCTTTGCATCTGAATTCCTTACAAGATTTGATTATGATAATACTCAAAGTATAGTACAATGGTTGAAAGATATTGATTGTGACTGTGTAATATTTGCCAGTAGACCTTATACTTGGGTGGGTATTACATTGTACAAAGAATTAATAAAACAAGGGTTACATGTAACTATTGCGTATGATGAATTATATTCATATTTAAAATACAATGAAATTAAACGCCCTGTCATGATTAAATTTTTATCTAATTACACCCCATTAGATTACAATTTAAATATTAAAAAGGTAATTAAAATTACCAATTCTTTACCGGTTGATGTTAAATGAAAGAATGTAAAATTATAGTTAAGGATGAGGTGAACGTAAAGATAGAAGGATTGGAATTATCTGAACGTAAAGCCCTTGTCAAAATGTTTGAATATGAGATACCAGGTGCAAGATATTTGCCAAGTGTACGTTTAGGTAGATGGAATGGAAAGGTTAGCTATTTTAGTTTAGGTGGTAGCACATTCATCAATCTATTGCCTGAAATTATTCCTATATTAGATCGTGCTGGATACGACATTGAGTTGGAAGATATTAGAGAATACCGTACAAACTTTGAATTTAACCAAGTGTCTGAATCTACCTTTTCTCATAAAGTTTGGCCCAAAGGTCATCCTAAAGTAGGGGAGCCAATTGTACTTAGAGATTACCAAATACAAATTATCAATGACTTTTTAAGTAATCCGCAAAGTCTACAAGAAATTGCAACTGGTGCAGGTAAGACTATTATGACTGCCGCACTAAGTTACAGTATAGAAAAATATGGTCGTAGTATTGTAATCGTTCCAAACAAAAGCCTAGTCACACAAACTGAAGCTGATTATAAAAACCTTGAACTAGACGTTGGTGTTTATTTTGGAGATAGAAAAGAAATAGGAAGAACACATACTATATGCACTTGGCAAAGCCTTAACAATATGCTTAAGAAAACAAAAGCAGACGAGGCTGAAGTTCCAATTGGTGAATTTTTAGATGGTGTGGTATGTGTAATGGTTGATGAATGTTTTTCTCCTAACAGTAGGGTTTTAACACCATGTGGCTATATTCCAATCAAGGACATCAAAGAAGGAGATATAGTCATTAATTATTCAGAAGATGAACAAAAGTTTAAAACTGATACTGTGATTAAACAGCATTTAAATTTAACGAATTCTTCTACTGAAAAAATGTATAAGTTAGAGTTTGACAATGGTTCTATAATTGAAGTTACCGGAAATCATAAGTTTTTAACTAATAAGGGTTGGATCAGGGCTGATGTATTAGATGAAACATATGAGATCATAACACCTAACATAAATACATATAACTAAAGCAAAAGCACTAAAATGAACCCCAGAACCAAACGAAAACTAGAAAGAGTGAATGAACGTCTAGAATCTTATAATCAAGAAACTAGAATTGTTAATATGACGGCTACTACTTTAATACTTAATAATGGCATAGAATTAATCGGGAACTCTGCTGATAGATTCATAACAAGAGTAATGAATGATAAAGTAATAGATTGGGTTAAAAATACTGACAGATTATTACGTAATGAAATTTCTGAATCAGACATTAAATCTATTTCATTTGCAATAGGTGGTAAAGCATGCCAAGCACAACATGGGCATTTGATTAAAAAAAATTTAAATGTTGGTATACCGTGGAATTTAGGAACAAAGGGACAACGTATAGGAACAAGGGCCCCGCTTTCGGATTCAGCTAAAGAAAAAATTAGTAAAAAGAATAGTGGAATTGGGAATGGAAGATACGGATATAATTATTCAGACCAAGAAAGAAAAATTAAATCGGTGCAAATGAAAGATAGTATTTTACGAGGAGATTTTACACCTAAATTAAACAATCGTAACACTCACTGGGAGTCATCATTAGACGGTGTCTTATATAGATCAAGTTGGGAAGCGTTGTATAAATTTATTAATCCTATTGCAGAATATGAAGCATTGAGAATTTCATATGTTTTTAACGGAGAAACAAAAATTTATATAGTAGATTTTATAGATCATTTTTTAAAACAAGTCATAGAAGTAAAACCTAAAGAATTGTGTGTAGGTGAAAAATTCAATTGTAAAATTAAAGCCCTTTCAGCATGGGCCGATATCAATGGTTACACTGTATTATTAGTAGATAAAGAATGGTTGCTACAAAAAACATTGAATATAGTATATTCTAGATTTGATTCAATTACAGCAAAAAAAATTAAGGCGTTATATGAAGCTAGTAAAAAAAAATGAAATTTGCAAATCAGATGAAGTTTATAATTTGCACATAAAGAATGATCATAACTATGTAGTTGAAGGTGCAGTAGTAGCGAATTGTCATCAAGCAAAAGCCGATGCTCTTAAAACATTATTGACTGGGGTAATGTCACATATACCAATTCGTTGGGGATTGACTGGAACTATTCCCAAAGCTAAATTTGAAGCACAGGCTTTGTTTGTAAGTTTGGGCCCCGTAATAAATAAACTCTCAGCTAGCGAATTACAAGATCAGGGTGTTCTCGCCAAGTGTCATGTTAACATTGTACAATTACAAGATAAGGTTGAATTTTCAAATTATCAAAGTGAACTAAAACATCTACTTGAGGATAAAAATAGATTAGATAAAATTGCAGACTTGATAGATAAGATTAAAGATTCAGGCAATACATTAATTTTAGTAGATAGGGTTAATGCAGGAAATGAAATCGTAAGTAGAATCCCTGACAGTGTTTTTATAAGTGGCGAAACAAAACTTACAGAGAGAAAGGACGAGTATGATAGTGTGGCGATTAGCAATGGAAAGGTTATTGTGGCGACTTACGGTGTGGCCGCTGTGGGTATTAATATCCCCCGCATTTTTAATTTGGTTCTTATTGAGCCCGGAAAAAGCTTTGTCCGCGTTATACAAAGTATCGGGCGAGGCATTAGAAAGGCAGAGGATAAGGAAGAAGTTTTAATATGGGACATTACCTCATCGTGTAAGTTTGCCAAAAGGCACCTCACACAACGAAAAGCTTTTTACAATGAAGCAAACTATCCTTTTGATGTTGAAAAATTAAATTATAAATGATATACTATTAAAATGAACATACTTCTACTAGACAATACCAAATACAATCTTGAAAATCTTCCAGATGAAATTGACGATCTTAGGTTCGCCATCTTAGACAACAGTAATCCATCCAATGTAGACTATCATTATATCCCATTAATCTTTTTGGAAAGCTTTAATAGCCCTGCACTTGTGCTTCAGATTGGTGATCATACAATTAAAATGCCAGTAGATTGGCAAATTCTGATTGGTGAAAAAGAACATGGTGATTTGGAAACGCTGCCATTGACTAGTATTAACGACAGGGGTTTTAGTGCATTTGAGTTTAATCCACTTTCATCATTCAGTCCCAGCTTTCTACCAATTGAGATAGTAGATATTTACCATGATGTAACTTGGTATGCACCTAGATTGAAGAATGGTCAATTTTTGTGTGTACCACTAGAGCCTGGCCCTAAACCCCAGTGTGCTTATTTTGTAAAAGAAGTAAGTCGTAATTGTGAGTTGGTTGACTACAACCAAGCTTTTTAATGGCAAAAGAAAAATTAGCTACCGACGAAAAATTTGACAAACAAGATTTTGACTTGTTTGAAGCCCTTAGTGCTTTAGATAAAAAAGACTATGGGTATTATGATAGGTTAACCACCGAACAGCAAAAGAAATTTGTACCTTTTATGATGCTACACTGGATGAGTGCTATTAAAGGTTCAAGTGATTTGCAAAGCTATTACTTACAAAGTGTAGACTATCATGCTAATAGATATTTCCTTAATGAAGCTATTTCTAAACATCCTAAACTGCAATGGTTAATGTTGTGTGCTAGTAGCCCGGGATTGGGTAAACAGTTTCATCAGTGGATTCCTCATATTAAAGACAGAGTAAGTAAACTAAAAGAACCTGCTAAAACAAAAGACAGTAAAGAATATTTTACTAAAATTTATCCTAAAGCCAATAAGGATGAATTGCAAGAAATTACTAATACATTTGTTGAATCACAAAATCGTAGAATGCATTTAGCAAAATTGTTCCCTAATCTAAAATTACAAGATATTGAAGTCTTAAATACATTAATTACCGATGATGATATTAAAAACTATGAAAGAGACTCGGGAAACTAAATCTCCTTCTTATTCATGTGAGTTTTGTAAGAGATCATTTCTTAGAGAATCCACGGTGCTCAAACATATATGTGAGTATAAACATCGTTGGATGGATAAAGATAAGCAAGGCAATAGATTGGGTTTTCAGTCTTGGCTAGAATTCTATAAAAAGAATTCTACTAGTAAAAAACAAAAAACATATGAAGAATTTATTCGTAGTGCATATTATACGGCATTTGTAAAATTTGGCTCATATTGTGTTGATGTAAATGTATTGAATGTT